AGTGTAGAAGTCTAGCATCTCGAAACCTGTATCTTTTAAGAGGGTTGTAAAATCATCAACTGTTGTGTGGTTTTTTACCCCACCATTCACTGATTCAGTATTAGCATAAAGATAGATAAAGACTAACCCGCCCTGTTTGACTACTCTAGCGATTTGGGGTAAAGACTTCTTGAGATTAGTGGCGTGTAAAACCGAGAGTGTGAAAACTGCCTCAAATTCCTTATCTTCAAAGGGCAACTCTTCGACATTGGCAACCATAAACCTGATGTTAGTTACCTCTGCTTTAGCAGCATTACTTTGTGCTAATTCAATCGCACTTGGGGCAACATCTATGGCGGTAACATCCAGTTTAGCCTTTGAAAAGAATATGGAATCCCGCCCGTTACCGCAACCAACCTCTAACAGTTTGCTTAGTTTACTTTCCTTTAATTCTTCAACAAACTCCTGAGCAAATAATGATGGATTCATATCAGTTGCCCAGTGCGGAGTCCCAGCAGAATATTCATCTTCCCATTCTGAAGGTGTTAGTTTAATTCTTTTAGGAGTTTCACTATTTGGGGGTGTGTCAACAGTTGGTGAAACAGGGGGATTCATTGGCTTCTTAATATCAGTAGCGATAAGGTTAAGAGGGACTAACAGAACATCGCCATTAGGTAGGGGGTCAAGCCTCTGTAATTTACGAGCTTCATTGATGGTCAGGTAGCCAGCCCTCATTCCTGATTCGGCTAAGTCTCGTTTCTGCTCTATAGTCTCAGGGACTACTTCCATAAACCCTAAAGTGAGATTTTCTGAACGCCTGAACTTAGGGATTAACTGCTCCTGGAGTTTAGCCTTTTTCCAATCTAGTCTGGGTTTGACTATCCAGCGGGCAAAGGTATAATCCCCAGCCTCCATGTTCGCCTTATTTACATCTTTCGCAATTCCCATAGCGCCAGCGGGCATACCCCAAACTCCTAGAATCACATCACGATTTGACTGTTTGAGGTTGGGAAAGTCCATATCCTTAATGGAGTTTTGGATTTGGAGATACTTACCGCCGCCCTCAAGCAAGGCCACTTGATGAGACTTGCTCACTCCACGGTATTTTTCGCTCCATTGCTTCTTGAGTTTTTCGAACTGTTCGTCCGAGAGGTTATAATCAAATTGAATAACGCCATCTGGCCGGGCGGAATTGTAGAAGAACTGGTTGACCCACTTGTCTGCATTCTGTTCAGCGTCCAGGTTAATTCCTATCGCACGTGCGGGAGCGAGGCCATGATACTGATTAAGAGGGTTAGGATACTTGAAATGGATGATTTCATTGACATCAAAAGGGACAGCATCGGCTCCAGTTCCGTAGACATAACCCTTAACAAATGGAAACTCCTTAGCAGGCACGACCGACATTCTGTGAGGATAGGGGAGAATGATTTCCGCCGGTTCCCCTAGTGCGTTAAAGTTCAAAGCCCAGTATGATTCACCAATTAGTTCATTGTATATCGTATCTAGTGCAATAAACTCATTGGATGTCTGGAAAGGGTTGACTTGATGAAGGAGGGAAAGAATGGGGTGTTTGAATATCTGCTTGGGTTTATCCTGGTTAGTGGAGTCAAATAGTGTCCACTCAACTTCAGAACATCCCAGGGCAATACGAAAGACAACAGCGTGCAGCCAGCCTATTTCTGAATAAGCACTAAGAAAGCCGTCTCCTGTTCTATCAGGTGGGACGGCTCCATTATAAGAGAATATTGAATTACGGTTAGGGATAGGTCGTTTAGTGAGAGAGAATAGTTTATTTATTATGCTCAAAGATTACCCCTAAAATAAATATGCCCTAGTTGACATAAAAGACTTGACATTTACCATTAAGTGTGTTATACTTCAATTATGAAATGGTTTGTTAAACAATTTGCTGGTAAATGGGTAAGGCGTTGTCCTTATTGCAATCTCATAACGAAGCACGAGGTTGAACCCTCACCCTCTTGGACTTGTATATGCCACGCTATCATAAACCCAGACTTATACCAGCGACTAGAAAAGTTATCACGGAGGTTGGGTAGATTTTGAAGATTGATTATTGTCCTCATACCACTAACCCTCTCCAAGTTAAATCTTGTTGTAAAAGGTGTATCCTTTTAGAAGCGTTTAATATCAATATTTATCAAATGCCCCAAAAGTTAGGTAATGATTGGGCTTGTTCAGTTTCGGGTTTTATATCCGATGGTTTTAAATCTCGTCAAGACGCTGAACAATGGGCAATCAATAAATATTTTAGTTTATAATCTAGATGAAGGTTAGATAAGGAGAGTAAAAATGACATACAGAACAGGCGATTCACCCAAGATAGACGATTTAGCACTTGCGATTGCTACAATTTATACTAAGGGTGGTTATTATTATCTCGGCCCGGATACAGATGTCAATTTAATTAAACAAGCTAAAGAAGATATAGAAACTGGCACAGACGAATACGAAGTTACCCAAGTCTATGTAAGTCCCATAGGTGAAGATAATATGCCAGATAGCGACGCAGACCCTTTATGGATGTGGTCAAGATAGTGCAACGCACTGCAATAAGTAAGAGGTGAGAAGATGCTAACAAAAGATTTGCTCGGTAACTGGTTATACGATAAGGGATATACCCGTGATAAGTTCGGTCACTACCATAAAACTTCAGATAAAGGAACTGTTACCCGATTCAAGATGCAACCCAATTCAGTAAGGTATGAGAAACAGGTTAAGATTGTAGACCATAACGAATGGATGCGATTAGCCAGTGGGTATTATAAGAACCTATCAATTACCCCTGAAGGCAAACTGGCAGGGATGAAACGATAGACATAGTTACCCTTATACTATACTATCCTATATTATAGCACAAGGTTTTCATGCCTAAAGCCTATTGACATTTGACATTGAATTCTTTCGCTGTCTTTGTATATTTTCGGGAATTGCATTTTTTACAGGAAGGCACTATATTTTCTATAAAATTAGTCCCCCCACGACTAATAGGGATTACATGGTCAGCCGTTGTATTATCGCCCAAAAGTTGATGGCAATAAGCACAGCAATAATTATATTCTTTTAATTTATTCTCCCATTGTTCTAAACCATAAGAACCTTCCATATTTTTCTTTATACAATATCTTCGCAATTGTTCAAAATTATGTATTCTAGCTAAACACGAAACACAAAGATACCCACGATGGCGTTTTCTAAAGTCTTTATCTAATCTCTCCCCGCACTTCCGGCAAATCTTTATCCCGTGTATCCAGCAGTAGAGTTTCCAGTAACCGTCTATCATAGCCACCTTATAGCTGGATTATGAATTTTGGCTTCATAAAATGCGAGTGCAAGGGCATCGGCTTTAGATAACTTTCTCATAAGTCTGTTCAAATATGTCGGGTTTGCAGGGGTAGAATTCGCCCTTGACACCCTTAATAATCCAGTCACCAATACTAGCAGTGTGGTTGCCTTCGAGGGTATGAATAATAAATGGCTCCATAGTAAAAGGGTAACTACCTAAAAACTGTTGTATCTGGAAACAGTTTTGCCCTGTCCATTGGATTGCCTCAATTACTACCGGCTTCTTTCTGAATAACATCTTCTGCTATCCCCCTTTTATTATATTTATGCATCAAGATTTTATCTGATATATCTAAAGCCACATCCTCATCAGACATAGTTCTTTTAGGTGAATCTTTCCAATTTGGGTTGCCTCTATATTTACGCCTTGACTGGAATCTTAATGCTAATTCAGCTTGAGGGCGTTTTATCTTCAAATAAGGTAAAACTAATTTTAGGAAATTGCTTGCTTGTCTTGTTGCTAAAGCCCAATCATACCGTATTTTTCTATTTCCTGTTTGGTTTCTTTGTAGAACACTCCCCCCAAAACTAAAATGAAGCCAGTTTATTATCCACTCATTAGTCATACCAACGCCAACTTGCAAGGCGAAGTTTTGATTGCCGTTTTTAATTTTCCTATTATGAATTCTTATCCACCCCTCACCGTCAATAATCCCTGCGGTATAAGCTAAATCTGTTTTCTTCATACCTTAATTATACCACAAATCTATAGCCAACGCAAGTTTGGATTATGTACTCTTGCCTCATAGAAAGCTAAAGCTAACGCATCACTACGGTCGGGGCTTTTCTCCATCTTCTCTTTAGACTCAAGTTGGTATTTCTTTTCCCCTGCTATGATGAATTTAATTACTGTTAGTTGCCCCGTAAGAGTCCTGTCATCGGGGATTGAAATTGAATTGTCTCTGAATCGCTTTTGGAGCTGGAAATACATCTCAGCACGCTGGTTAATATATTTAGTCTCATCGTCCGGCTTCTCCCCAGCGATAATGGGTCTAACCTGATAACCTCGTTTAACCAACTCTGAATAGATTAGTGAACCACCGGACACAGCATCTATATTGACGTTCTTATGGGGTATCTGGTGGTCATTTATTATAGAGACTATTTTATCCACACTTTGTATAGCATCTTCTTTACGATAAATCCACCTCTCTATTGCAAGAACTTTACCACCTTGTCTAACAATGGCTACGTTCTCATCCGTGCCACCCCATGAAATATCTACCCCCATGTGAGGTTCACCCTCTGGTTTAATATCCAAATCAATAGCTCGGTTAATCTCATTCCATGAAAAGACAAAGTTGCCGGACTCCATTACATTCCAGTCTCCATCAAGCCACGCCCTTGCCAGTTCATCAGGATATTGCTCTCTTAATTCAGCCTCGTAATTAACAGGCAAATAGGGGTTGTCTCTGGGCAAGGAGGGGATATAGATAAAATCCTTCGGAGTATTGGAGATAAACCTTTGTTTTACCCACCCAGGCATGGGGTTGGCAGTTAAGAGCATATGATAACGAATGCCCTTTATCGGCAAGGATAATCGCCCCAGAAGGTTGTTAAAGTGAATCTCAGATATTTCTTCCACCTGGTCAATGCACCCGAAACCGATTGTTGTGCCCATTTGCCCTACAAGACCATGTGTGTCATCACCAAGTCCTGTATACCAAATCTTACTGCCATTGAAGAACGTGATATAACGGTCAGTTGCATGATGTTGAGTGATTAGCTTTCTATTACCCTCATTCGTTTGTATCCCGCAATCAATATATTTCTCAAGTTCCACCAAGACAGTTCGCTTGAAAGCGGGTAGGGTTTGGCGGGCCATTATCCCTACATTCCCAGGATAGTCTAGGCAAAGTTGGATAGCCTCAGCTACTAGAGCTTTGGTT